CACCAGCTGGTCGGCAGCCAGGGCGTAGGGTGTGGCGGCGGCGCTCATTTCGATCCGTCCTTCATACCCAGCGCCACCGCAATGCGGTGGCCCATGCCGAAGCTGCCGCGATTCACACCGCGCACAACGTGAGAGACGGTGGCGTAGGGGTACTTGTTGGCAGCCGCCCAGCTCTTCAGCGTCTGGCCTCGCTCGCGCAGACGTGTCTTCACTTCGTCTCCGCTGAGCAGGCGCTTGGTCGCCTCGCTCTCGGTGCGGCGCTTTGCGCGACTTTGGTTATCGGTAAAACCCATTTACAGGCACCTCGTTGGTTGATTGCTCGAATCGAAGCGAATCATAACGCCTGTTTTCAGGCATCGCAAGTGTCACGCGCCCGTATACGGATATGCCGATTGCCCGAATTGCGCAACCGCTTCAATGGGGGTATCCGCATATGCACGTTCGGGCCACAATTCGATATGAATCGAGCTGATTTCAGACAGCCGAGACCAGGGATGAGGCGAAACAAGTGAACAACGTGACATGCATGAACCGAATCCACCCAACATCAACGCGCTGGACCTGGAGACACTGAGTTCTCGCATCAGGGAAGCCATGGCCGTGCTGCAGGTCGACGGAAAGGTGTTTGCCGCTGAAGTGGGCGTGCCCTACGGGACCATGCGCGCCTATCTGAGTGGCGAGCGGGCGCCGAGCTCTGAGTTCCTGGTCGGCGCTTACCGCGCCTATGGCATTGAGCCGGTGTGGCTGCTGACAGGCCGAGGCCAGATGCGCGAAGGCATGGGCGACCGGGCAGATAGCCGGCGCGGCGCAGTCGTGGTGGTGCCAGTGCTGCCCGTGCAGGCGAGCGCCGGCAACGGTGCCGTGAACGAGCCCGCCGCCGAGTACAAAGTGGGCGGCCTGGCGCTGATGCCCGAATGGCTGGCCGCGCGACGCCTGAATCCGAGCAACTTGGCCGTGATCACCGTCAAGGGCTCATCAATGGAAGGCGTGCTGAACCACGGCAATCAAGTGCTGGTGGACCAGAGCGATACGCAGCCGCGCAGCGGCTTTATCTACGTGCTTCGCCAGGGCGACGAGCTGCTGGTGAAGTTTTGCCAACTTCTGCCTGGTGGCGTGCTCCGGGTCAGCAGTGCCAATTCAAACTACGCGCCCTATGACGTTGACCTGGCCAAAAGTGCAGACGTGGCCATCGTCGGGCGTGTGGTGGCTTCAATGCACGATTGGTGAAGGGAGCCAAGAAATGAAGAGCCTGCATAGCCTATTGATCGCCGCTGCAGCGTTAGCGGTTGCAGTCCCATCAGCCAGCGCCGAGACGCTGCCGGAAATGCTCAAGCGGGAGATGGAAGTCACCGACGCATCATTGGCTGAATGCCGAAAGATTGATGGTGTCCAAGTAGAGCCTTTGCGCTGCTCAGGCTGGAAAGGCACTCTTGCACGAGCCTACGCCGAGGAGGCCCAGAAAGCGGAGAACGCGCGCTACACAAGGCAAGCAATCCTTGACGACGAAGCTTATCAAAAGGATCTGCAAAAGAAGAAGGATGCCGAGCTGGCTGAGCGTGCCGCTAGACGTGCGCAGCGCGACCAGGCCGAGCGCGAGCACCTGGCCGTGCTGGAGAAGCAGCGAGCAGCTCAGGAGGCGGCTGAAGCTGCTGCGGATAGGCATGCGGCCAAGCTCGAAGCCGACCGCAAGGCCAAGTGCAATGACGACTACAAGAAGCCGCGTGTCGGCATGACGATTGAACGCGTTAAAGAGTGCGTTTCTACGGCCTTCAAAGTGGCTGGCCAAACCAATACAGGGCAAGGCGTCGTCACGACCTATCGCGCGCCTGGTGGCTATCTCAATGTGATCGACGGCAAGGTGGTTCAGTGGGGCTATCTGCCGCAATGAGTCTGAACCTCACCTGGCTAGACAAAGCCATGCGCAATGAGCACTGGGCTCATCGCATGCCCCAGCTCTTGGCAAACGTTGATCGCCGTCCGTATTGGCAGTTCCGCACGGTCGATGATGGGCGCGACCCGCCAGCCTGCCAGGTGCACCATGGGCGCATTGAGCGCTTTGACTCAGAGTTCTGGCGCCTGCATAACCCAGCGCTCTGCGAGCGCGTCGACTGCCGCTGCACCATCCGCGCCTATGGCCTGCTCGACCTGCAGGAGCGTGGCCTGGAGACTCCGTTATGACCCACCCCGCCATCGCCCAATTCGAGATTTCCGCCGAGTTGCTCGACATCGCGGGCGACCCGGCCAATCTGGACGACGCCATCACACGCCTGGCCGCCTGGATGGACTTGGCGCGCGATCAGCTCACCGAGGATGACATGGCCGTGCTGATCGGGATTGGTGGCGTTCTCTACCGGCTGGGTTTGAGAGCACGGAACTGACGTTTTCACTTCATAACTTCATGAGGCATCCGATGGATCACGAAATCAAGTCATTGCTCGAAACCTTGCTGACAGCCCAGGTGCTGACGCTTGCCAAGGCCATCGAAGCAGAGAAACGGGCTAAGGGCTCTAGCAGCACAGAGCACTATGTGCCAGAAGCGATCACCCTGATCAGGGATAAGCAGACTTCGATTCTTGATCGGCTTGCAAGAAGTCGATAGATTGACAGTCGAGGCGCGTACTGGCCAATAGCCAAAACTCGGCACGCTGCAGAATGCAACGTGCAGTGCTTACTGGCATCCCATCAAGCTGGCGTAACAGCGTAAGTGCCATGGCCTCTTGCTGTTGGTCAGTTGGCGCAGGGTGTGGAAGTTGCATGGTGGCTCCGTAGAGATTTGTTGGTAGTCAATGCGCTGAACGATGCGGGCCTATTACCGCTGCGCTTCCTCAAGAGGTCTGGCAGGGTGCCGTAGTGCTTTTCTTGCACTACGCCATGAAGTTCCCTTTTCCAACAGCAAACAGATCAGCCCGCGTATGGTCAGAAGCTCTTCAGCCGAACAGCTTGAGGAGACACTGAAGCAGCGCTTATGCGCTGTTTGAAACAGGGTTTGATGATCCATTGGTGAGCCTCTGAACAACAAAGCTGCATTGCACACTCCATCGCCAAACCAGCCTTGGTGAACCGCTTCACCAAGACCAAAACCCGCTGACTCCCGAGACTGAGGGCTACTTGTTCAAGTAGCCCTCACTCGTTTTGGAGTCAGCCATGAAAGATCAGTCTCAATCACCCCGCATGCTCAACTGGGCGCTGGCCACGCTGGCGCTGATGTTCGTGGCCCTGTGGGCGCACACGACCTGGCCCGGTAGCGTCGTCGCTGTCACGCTCTACAAAGCGCACTTGATGGCGCTGGGCGGCTGGGGCGGCTACTGGCTGGACCGGGCACTGTTCCCCTACGACCGGCCGCATGAATACCTGCTGCTGGATGACGAGCCCGAAGACAAAGCCGAAGACCTGATCCAAGGCCAGCTGGTCGCGGGCTCATCGTTCGGGCTGGCCATGCTTCGCCGCGCCATCGTCGTGGCCGCCTGCCTCCTCTGCGTGGGCTTGGGCGCATGAGCTTCCGTCGCCCACTCAAAGCCGTGGCAGCGGCCGTGGTGCTGGTGCTGCAGGCCACGGGCTTACTGCTCTTCGTGCTGCTCTGCCTGGCCGCGCACGATGCCGATGCACAGCCCCTGCCACGCGAGGCCCAGCCGCTCAAGGCCACGCTCAAGCGCAATGCACAGATGGTCTGGGGGCTGGATGCGCCCGTGGCCACCATCGCCGCACAGGTGCACCAAGAGAGCCGCTGGCGCTTCGACGCACGCAGCCCTGTGGGCGCACTCGGCCTGGCGCAGTTCATGCCGGCCACCGCCCAATGGATCGGCAGCATGGATGCCGAGCTGCAGGCGCGCGCACCGCTGAACCCCACTTGGGCGCTGCGGGCTCTGGTCGTTTACGACAAGTGGTTGTGGGACCGTGTCACCGCTGACGACGACTGCGAGCGCATGGCCTATGTACTCACCGCTTACAACGGCGGCCTGGGCTGGGTCTACAAACGCCAGAAGCTCAGCGCCGTGCCTGGCCGGTGCTTCGGCCAAACCTGCGACATCAACCCCGGCATCACGCCCGCCGCCCAGGCTGAAAACCAGCATTACCCCGTCGTCATCCTGCGCCGCTACGAGCCGCTCTATGCCGCCTGGGGCGCCCGGAGCTGCCCATGATCGGTGAGCGCTTCCTGTTCGCGCTGCTGGGCTGCCTGATCGCGCTGGGCGCCATGGGCGCCTGGGTCTACACAGCAGGCCGCTCATCGTGCCTGTTCGACCAGGCCAAGGCCACGGCCCAGGCCGAGGTGGTGGTCAAAGCCACTGCCCGCGCCGACATCAAGCGCAGCGCCCGCACCGGCCAGGCGCGCGAGGCAGACCGCGCCCACATCGACGCCTTCTTCGATCACCTGGCCCAGGAGGCCCAACATGCACCGACTGACCCTGTTGACAGCTGCGTGCTGCCTGCTGAGCGCCTGCGCCTCTGGGCCGCAGCCAATGCCGGTGGAGCCGATCAAGGTGCCACCGCCCAGCAACGCGACAGCGCCTCCGCGCCAGCTGCCGCCACCGGCCTCGGGCCAGATGCGCGACCTGGAAGCCAACCACCAGCAGGTGGCGCGGGCCTATCACCAGCTCGCCAGCCAGCACTGCCGCCTGTTGCAGTACCTGGAGATTCAGCACGGGGAATGCCAGGCATTCCTCACCCCTGACAACAAGGACTCGCCTTGACTGAGCAGCAATTTGAGATGGCCGCCGCGCTGGAGGCGCGCAACCGCGCCGATGCCATTGACGCCGCGCGCCGCGTGATCGAAGCCGAGGGCAGTGCGGACTGTGAAGACTGCGGCGAGCCCATCCCTGGCGAGCGCCGCCTGGCTGCGCCGTTTGCGGTGCGCTGCCTGGGCTGCCAAGAGGCACAAGAGATGGCGCAGCACCACTACTTCAACCGATTCTTTTGAGGCGAGGGATTCGATGGGCGATACAACAAAAGACGGCGAGGCGCTGCGCCAGCTCGCCGAGGTCAAAGGCCAGCTCACAGCGATGACGACGATGCTCACGCAGCAGCACGCCTCGACCCAAAGCATGCTGCGCCAGCAGCACGAGTCGACGAATCAGCGCATTGATGACTTGCGGGCGTCGATGGACGCCAAGCACGCGGCCACAGACAAGCGGGTCGACGGCGCCGTCGGCCGCATCGGCACCTTAGAGGCGAACGAACGCGCCACCGCGATCAAGGCCGCGACCATTGGCGTATTCACCAGCGGTGTGGTGTCGGCGGTGATTGCTGCGCTGAAGATCAAGGGCGGAGGCTGACCCGCGTGGCCTACGATCAGTCGACACGCAACAAGGTCCGCGCCAAGTACGTGCAGGGCTTGCCGCTGGCCAGCGCTGCAGCGGCGTGCAAGGTGCCGTACAACACGGTCCGCAACTGGAAGCGCCAGTCCGCCGAGGACGGCGACGACTGGGACGTGGCCCGCAATGCCAAGCGCATGACGCAAGGCAGCGTGCAAGACCTCACTGGCCAGATCCTGTTCGACCTGGCCGAGCAGTTCGAAGCCACGATCAAGGCCATGCGCGAGGCCACGGACCTGCAGCCCGCCGCCAAGGCCGACATGCTGCTCAAGCTGAGCGACGGCTACGTGAAGACCATGGCCGCTGCCGGACGTGGCAATCCCAAGCTCAATCGCCTATCCGTGGCGATGGACGTGCTCAAAGAGCTGGCCGCCTTCATCGCCGAAAAGCACCCCAAGCTGCGCATGCAGTTCCTGGACGTGGCCGAGTCCTTCGGGCCGGTGCTGGCTGCGCGCTTCAGCGCGTGAAGTAGCAGACGGTCATCTGGCTGAAAGAGGCAACCATGAACTCACTACAAATTAAAGCGCTCAAACAGGCCGAAGCCGAGCTGAAGAGGGCCGAGCACATCGTCATTACGAAAGCTGGCGCGCCCGAGTTTGGCTCAGCTTGTCGGCGCGATACACCTGCCGGAGAAGTGACGGAGCTGATCCGATCTGCGCAGCAATGGATTGATGCGGTGCTAAGTGCATAACGCCAAAGTTCGAGGCATCCATGACGGTCTACGTTGATTCACTGGAGAGCTGGGGCTGGGCGCTGCGCGGCCGGCTGGTGAAGAGCTGCCACATGTTCACCGATGAGCTGGACCTCACCGAGCTGCACGCGGTGGCCACCGCCATCGGCATGAAGCGCAGTTGGTTTCAAGACAAGTCGACCGCGCCGCACTACGACCTGACCGCGAGCCGGCGTGCAGCCGCCGTGGCGCTGGGCGTGGTGGAGGTGGACCGGCGCACGGCTTCCAACATCTGGCGCCAGCGCCGTGCGGCCCTGAGTGCGCTGATGGAAGGCACGCTGTGAGCGCGAAGGTCTTCCAGATCAAAGCCACCGGCAAGGCCAAGGCCTTCCAGGAAGAGCTGCAGGCTTTTGCCCAGGCCCAGCGCGAGCTGATCGAAGCCGAGTGTTCAGGCTTCGCCACCGATGAGGCCGCCCGCAAACTGCGGCGCAGCCAGGCATGGGACGACTACGCCTTCTTCTGCCGCACCTACTTCCCGCACTACGTGAAGAGCGAGCCGTCGCAGTTTCACATCTGGTTCTTTGGCACGGTGCCCAAGCTCATCGACGCGCCGGCCGGAGCGCTCATCAACGCCAGCGCGCCTCGAGGCGAGGCCAAGTCCACGCTCGGCACGCAACTGCTCACGCTGTGGTGCATCGTCACCGACCGCAAGCACTTCATCCCCATCGTGATGGACGCCTTCGACCAGGCCGCCACCATGCTGGAGGCGGTGAAGGCCGAGTTGGAAGACAACCCGCGACTGCGCATGGACTTCCCCGACTCGACCGGTGCCGGCCGCGTGTGGAATGCATCGGTGATCCTCACGGCCAACAACGTCAAGGTGCAAGCCTTTGGCGCAGGCAAGCGCATGCGCGGCCTACGGCACGGCCCATACCGGCCCGACCTGGTCTTTCTTGATGACATCGAGAACGACGAGAACGTGGTCAGCAAAGAGCAGCGCGACAAGAGGCACCGCTGGGTGATCAAGACGGTGCTGAACCTCGGCCCGCCCGACGGCACGATGGATGTGGTCTACCTCAACACCATCCTGCACCACGACTCGGTGGCCAACCGCTTCCACCGCGCTCCGCGTTGGACTCGAAAGAAGTTCAAGGCCATCATCAAGTGGCCCGACCGCATGGACCTGTGGCAGGAGTGGGAGGCGCTCTTCATTGCTTCAGGCAATGATCTTGAAGAGGACGGCGACGCCAAGGATGACGTAGCCCAGGCCTTCTATGACGCCAACAAGGCCGACATGGAGCGTGGCGCCGTGGTCAGCTGGCCTACCGTGCGCCCGCTGCTGGCGCTGATGAAGATCCGCGCCGAAGACCATCACGCCTTCGACTGCGAGTACCAAAACGACCCGACCAACGAAGAGAACGCCACCTTCACGAACATGCAGTACTGGCATGCGGTGGGGCACGACTGGATCTTCCTCGGCATCAACGACCCCAGCATGGGCCGCAGCGCTCGCAAGGGCGATCCGTCCTGCATTTTGGTGGGCGGCGGTCACTCCAAGACCAACAAGCTGCACATCGTTGAGGCCTCACTGGCCCGGCTGAAGCCAGACAAGCAGATCGAAAAAATCATGGCCTGGCAGAAGGCCTACGAGTGCTTGGTGTGGGGCATTGAGAACACGGCGTTCCAGGAGTACTTCCGACAGGAAATGGTGCGGCAGTCCGCCGAGCTGGGCATGCCCATTCCAGCGGTGGGCATAAGCAACGACCGCGATAAAGACATCCTCATTGAAGGCGTGGCACCCCACGTCAACAACGGCTTGATTCTTTTTAGCCCGGCTCACACGGTGTTCAACGACAACGTGAAGCACTACCCAGAAGCCGCCCACGACGACGGCCCAGACGGCGTGCAGATGCTTTGGAAGCTCTGGATCAAGCGCTCTGGCGGCATCCCCAAAATTCGACTCGGCAAACGCAAATGATCAACCCACTACCCGCATTGCTGCGCTCCATGCGCAAGGCCCTGGGCAAGCCCGTTGCAAGTGCTGAAACGGACCCCGCCGCTATCTTCAACCTGATGGCCGCGTTGCCCAACCCGGACCCGATCCTGCGCAATATGGGGCACGCCGAGCGGGTCTACTTCTCCATCATGACGGATTCGCATGTCATTGGTGATGTGCGCTCCAACCGTGGGTCGTTCCGCTCGCACGACTATCGGCTGGAGGTCGGCAACGATGGAGACGCCAAGAGCGCGGCTGCCAAAGAGCTGTGCGAGCAATGGCTGCAGAGCGGCCCGCCCAACAGCGTGAGTGACTGGCTGGAGGTGATGTGGCAGATGAGCAGCGCCATCTACACCGGCTACCGCGCCCATGAGCCGGTGTGGAACATGGTGGACGGCATGTACCTGCCCACCGAGGTACTGGACCGACCCAACCGCCGCTTCCGCTTCAACCAGGCCGGCGATCCGTTGCTGATCACCCGCGCCAACATGCTCGGCGAGGCGGTGGAGCCCTACCAGTTCATCATCAGCCGGCATATGGCCGACACGGTCAATCCCTACGGCATTGCATTGCTCAGCTCCTGCTTTTACCCCTGGACCTACAAGACCGGAGGCTGGCGTTATTTCATCAAATATTGCGAGCGGCACGGCATCCCGTGGCCCGTGGCTCGGTATCCCTTGGGGACGGGCGAGAAAGATCTGGATAAGCTTGAAGAAGCCCTGCAGGCGATGCTGGAAGCGAGCTACATGCTGGTGCCTGAAGGCACAGGCGTGGAGCTGATCGAAGCCAGAGGTTCCGGCTCGGGTCAGCTGCCACAAGAGGCACTGATTGATCGCTGCAACCGTGAGATGAGCAAGGCGCTCACCGGCCAGGCCATGGTGGCAGAGCTGCAAGGCGTGGGCGCCCGTGCCGCGAGCGAAACGGCCAAAGAGCGCCAGGACAGCATCAACGACTCCGACCGTGACATTGCTGCGGCCGGCATGAACAAGCTCTTCGAGTGGATCACGCTGTTCAACTTTGGCGCAGGCATTGCGCCACCCACCATCGAGTTTTTCAAACACGAGAACGCCGGCAAGGACCGCGCCGAGACCTACAAGATCGCCGTCGACCTGGGCGCAAGGCCTTCGCGCAAGGGCATGTTGACCGAGCTGGGTATTCCTGCAGCAGACAACGATGCCGATGCCCTGCTGCCGCGCCAGCTCGCCACGCCTACCGGCAAGCAAGCCAAAACGGCAGACCCGGCCACCGCCTCATTCACTGGACTCACCGGCCTGGCCGGCTTTGAGTTTGCCAAGGCCGCAGGCATGACGGATGCCGAAGCCCTGCAGCTCGCCACCGATGCCGCCGACCAGACCATCGAAGACCAGATGATCGCGCCCATCGTGGACATGCTCGCCCAGTTCGAAGCCGACGGTAAAACGCTGGCCGAGTTCAAAGCCGCGCTGGAAGACCTGGTGGGCGCGATGGATGACGAAGGCCTGCGCGAGGTGCTCGACCGGGCGCTGACGTATTCGATGCTGCGCGGCGCGGCGACGCAGGCGGCTTAATCCAAGCCGTGCTGCAGCGGCTTCTCTGCAGCGACTGAAGGAGCAACCCGAATGAAAGATGAACTTATTGAACAAGAGGTGCGGACTAAGGGCCTGAACGCGCCTCGCGTCACGCTGGCTGATATTCATGCGGAGATCGTCTCGACCGAGATCGTCAAGTACACCGCTCCGTCCGGTCAGGTGCTCCGGTGGGCGGTACTCACGACGCGCAGCGGCTACGCAGTAACCGGTCGGCCTTCGGCCAGCGCTTCGCCTGAGAACGACAACGCGGAGCTGGGTGAAAAGATCGCAAAGGACAACGCAGTGAGCGAGCTGTGGCCTCTGATGGGTTTTGCACTCAAGAATCGTCTGGCAGGCCCCTCGGATGACATGGTGGGCCGCTTCCTGACCTGGCCTGTGCCGGCCAACGTCCATCCCGATGGCGAGCCCGGCAAGCCTGGCCGTACCGGCACCAATTTGCTTTCCGCACTGGATGTACGCGCCATGCTGAAGCACGTCTTGGCCGGTAGCTGAAGAGCAATATGGCTGAAGTCCAGGCCCGCCCCTTTGGCGTCCAGTTCGGCGAGGCCATTGACTACCTCAAGGGCAAGCTGCCCGCTGCCAGCCTGGCCTGGAACGACCTGGCCGGCCCGGTGCATGGCAAGGTGTTCACCGTGGCCGGCGCCACCACGGCCGACCTGGCGCGCGACATTCAGGCCTCCCTGGTCGACGCGCTCGCGCAGGGCAGCACGATCACCGCGTTCCGCAAGGACTTCGACCGCATCGTCCAGCTGCACGGCTGGGCCTACAAGGGCAAGCGCGGCTGGCGTACCGGCGTCATCTTCGACACCAATATGCGCTCGGCCCACATGGCCGGCCGCTGGGCGCAACTGCAGGCCAACAAGGATCGCCGGCCCTTCCTGCAATACCGCACAGCGGGTGATGCCCGGGTTCGGCCGCAGCATCGGCAATGGAACGGGGCGATCTATCCGATTGACGATGCATTCTGGTCGACCCACTACCCGCCCAACGGCTGGGGCTGCCGCTGCACCGTGCGCGCCTACAGCCAGGCCGACCTGACTGACAAGATCCTGCAGGTGTCGAAGCCCTTCGAGCAGAAGACCCGCGACGTGATCACCCGTAACGGCGAAATCATCGACCGCGTACCCATCGGCATCGATCCAGGCTGGGAT